TAATGCTGGAGTAACAACAACTCTTAACTTTGCTGTTGGAAACGTCATACCAGTAGCTCCAATAAATGTTTTAAATGATGGTTTACACGTTAGAATAAATCAAAAAAATCATGGAATGTATTCGCAAAATAATGCAGTTAATATATCTAATGTAAAATCTGATGTAGCACCAGCGTTTTTAACTGCAGATCTTGACTTATCCGATATTGAGATAACTGTAGATTCGACTACAAACTTTGGATCTTTTGAAAATGTCGGCGTAAGCACAAGTAACTATGGATATTTAATCATAAATGATGAGATTATTAGTTATGAGTCTTTATCTGCAACTACAATTGGAATTACAACCAGAGGGATTGATGGAACTAAGATTTTTGAATATAAGTCTGGTACTCCAATTTATAAGTATGAAATTGATGGAGTTTCTTTAAGAAGAATTAATAAATCGCATAATTTAAGTGATGTTACTATTTCAAATCCTATTGGTATTGATTACTATCACGTTAAAGTTGGAATGTCTTCAAATGGATTAAATAGATCTTCACATCCAACTTTACCAAATCTCTATTTGAAAAAATCAAAAGTTTCTGGTGGAGAAAACATCTATGCTACTAAAAACATTCAATTTGAATCAATAACGCCGATTGTTCAAAAGTCTATACCATCAGGTACTAATATTATTTCCAGTGTTAGAACAATTAGCGGAACAAGTGTTGGTGGAACTGAAACCTCATATATTAATAATGGTTACCAAAATATTTCTCTTGAAGGAACATCTTATTTTGATTCACCAAAACTAATAGCATCTAAAGTTAATGAAGACAACCATCTCACTGCATTACCTGGTAATAAATCTTTTAACTTAAGAATGGATCTTTCTACGACTGATAATAGAATTTCTCCTGTTATTGATTTGGATAGAGTGGCATTGTTACTCACAGAAAATAGAATTAATAATGCCATTTCCGACTATGTAAATGACCCAAGAGTTAACACTCTTTATGATGATCCAAATGCATTCCAATATGTTTCAAAACAAATTAATTTGTCAACTTCAGCAACTGCAATTAAAGTTTTACTATCTGCACACATAAACGAATTCTCGGATATTAGATTATTCTATTCCATCAATAATCAAGATGGAGATAAACCAATTTTTGTTCCTTTCCCAGGATATAATAATTTGGATGAAAATGATAATATTATTAATACAAATAATAATGATGGTACATCAGATAATAAAGTTCAAAAAGCAGTTAATCTTTCCTATAATTCGGAAAACGCATCATTTAATCAGTATGAATTCACAGTCAATGAATTGGAATCATTCAAAGATTTTAGAATTAAATTAATTTTAACTTCTACAAATCAAGCGTTTGTTCCAAGAGTGAAAGAATTAAAAGCAATTGCTCTGGCTTGATCTATGAATTATTTGACAGTTGAGGGAAATCCAAGTTTGGTGAGAGATCCTGTATCAAATGCTATAGTTAATACAAATTTATCCGAATATAATGCATATATTAACAAAAAAAATTCTAAAAAAAATGAATTAAAACGAATTGACAACATTGAAAATCAAATTGTCAATTTAAAAGATGATTTGAATGAAATTAAATTTTTATTGCGGAGTATCTTAAATGAAAAAATATGAACAAATTTCTTTAAATAATATATCAAAATCTTTTGAATTTGAAAAAATGTCTAGAGAAATAGATGAAATTACCGATATCAATATAGCAAAAGATCTTGCTAAATCGTATATAAAACTTTTTATGAAACAACAAGAAGTTTTACTTGACTTAAATCTGTCAATATTAGATAAATAACTTTAAACAAAAATATAAATGGCTCAACCATCTACTAGACAAGAGTTAATTGATTACTGCAAAAGAAAACTGGGATACCCAGTTCTTGAAATTAATATTGCAGATGAACAAATAGATGATTTGGTTGATGACGCATTACAATTATTTCAAGAAAGGCACTTTGATGGTGTTTATCCAACATTTTTAAAATACCAATTAACACAAAATGATATAGATAGAGGAACAGCAACTTTATCCAATCCAGTTGGTTTTACGACTATAACAACTTCTTCGGCTGGATTATCAACGTCTTTTTCTTTTAGAGAAAATTCAAATTATTTAGAAATGCATCCATCAATAATTGGAGTTAATAAAATTTTTCATTATGATGGATCCAACACTATTACAAATAATATGTTTAGTGTTAAATATCAACTTTTTTTAAATGATATTTACTATTGGGGTACGACAGAACTGTTAACCTATTCAATGGTAAAAACTTATTTGGAAGATTTAAATTGGTTGTTAACAACTCAAAAACAAATAAGGTTTAATAAGAGACAAGGAAGGTTATACTTAGATGTAGATTGGGGTGCTTTAAATCCTGCAGATTTCATAATCATAGATTGTTACAGAACAGTAGACCCCAATGATTACTCTAAAGTTTGGAACGATTTTTTTCTGAAACAATATTTAACTGCACTTATTAAAAAACAATGGGGACAAAATTTAATTAAATTTCAAGGAGTAAAATTGCCAGGGGGAGTTGAATTAAATGGTAGACAATTATATGATGATGGACAAAGAGAACTTGATGTAATAATTGAAAAAATGTCTAGCACTTATGAACTTCCACCATTAGACATGATAGGATAAAAAATATGTTGAATCCATTTTTTCAACAGGGTTCTATAACTGAACAATCATTAGTTCAAGATTTAATAAATGAACAATTGAGAATGTATGGCGTTGAAATTCATTATATTCCCAGAAGATACTTAACAGAAAAAACAATAATTAAAGAAGTCATAGAGTCTGTTTTTGATAATGCATATCCAATAGAGGCTTATGTTAATAGTTATGAAGGATATGGCGATAACACTTCAATTTTATCAAAGTTTGGTATTCAATCAACAAACGAATTAAGTTTAATTATTTCAAGAGAAAGATTTGAGACTTATATAACACCTCTGATTAGCAATATACCCAACACAAAATTATCATTTAGACCAAAAGAAGGAGATTTAATTTATTTTCCTCTTGGCGATAGGTTATTTGAAGTAAAATATGTGGAACATGAGCAACCATTCTACCAACTTCAAAAAACTTATGTGTATGAGTTGAAGTGTGAATTATTCCGTTATGAAGATGAAATTATTGACACCTCTATTGAACAAATAGACGACAATATTCAAAAAGAAGGTTACATACAAACACTAAATCTTGTAGGTATTGGAATAACAGCTGAAGCAAGCACTTCTTTAGTGAGTGGTGGAGTGAGAACAATCAAAGTTACAAATGGAGGTTCTGGATATTCATCTTCACCAATTATTGCAATCTCAACTCCATCACCAGGAGGTTTAGTTGCAATTGCTACAGCTATATTGAGAAATGATACCGTTTCAGAAGTGCAAATAATTAGAACTGGATATGGATATACAACAAATCCGGTTGTTACATTTATATCTGGAGGTGGAAAAGGAGCTTCTGCTATTTCATCAATATCTTCTGGAGGTATAAGTAACATATTAATTGGAAATGCTGGTGCTTTTTACACTTCTCCACCCACAATTGGGTTTACAACTTCACCAGGTAACACTGCTATAGCAACCGCTATTGTTTCTAATGGATCAATATCACAAATTAGAATTTTAGATTCTGGGTCTGGGTATGTCAATCCACCAACTATTACAATTGGAAATCCATCTTTAACTGGTGTCGGAACTTACATATACAATGAAGTTGTTGTTGGATCGATAAGTAGTGCGAGTGCAAAAGTAAGATCTTGGGATAAACCATATCGCAAACTTGAAATCGCAACAATTGCTGGAGATTTTAAAGTTGGAGAAATTGTTGTTGGTTCTCAATCGGGAGCTATGTATAGAATAGGAGATACAAATAATAATTATGATATAACTACTCCTTATACGGATAATGACAATATAGAAAATGAAGCGGATAATATTTTAGATTTTACAGAAAGAAATCCTTTTGGAATAGTTTAAATTTGTTAAATAGTATAATAGAAAATTTTTAAAAAAATGTTTGGGTATTTTTATCACGAAATATTGAGAAAAACTGTCATTGGATTTGGAACACTATTCAATGAGATTAATATTAAACATAAAAAGACAAATGGAACTGAAATAAGCACTATTAAAGTTCCATTATCATATGGTCCTACACAAAAGTTTCTTGCAAGATTAGAACAATCTCCAAACCTAAATCAACCAGTTCAAATGACGTTGCCAAGAATGTCATTTGAACTTACTGGATTGACGTATGATCCGGCAAGAAAAGTATCTACAACCCAAACTTTTAATGAAGTAGATTCATCTGATAACAAGGTGAAAAAAGTCTACATGCCAGTTCCATACAACATGATTTTTGAACTGAGTGTAATGACTAAAACAAATGATGATATGTTACAAATTATTGAACAAATTTTACCATACTTTCAACCAAATTATAATTTAACAATAAAATTAATATCTAATATTAATGAAAAAAGAGATATTCCGATAGTATTAGATAATATAACTATGCAAGATACATATGAAGGAAATTTTACGACTAGAAGATCTTTAATATATACTCTCAGATTTACTGCAAAAACATACTTATTTGGACCATTACCAACAGATTCTAGTGGTATTATTAAGAAAGTTACTGTTGACTCTAGAATTGGATTAGATAATCCATCAAGACAAATGAGATATACAGTAACTCCAAAAGCAACTCAAGATTACAATAACGATATTGCAACTTACATCACAGAAGATTTGAGTATTGATGACAATTACGTAACAGTTAGCGACGGGTCAATAATCTCAGCAAATACATATATTACGATAAATGATGAAAGTATGTTTGTAAAATCAAAATCGAATACTGGGAATAAAATTGCTGTTGAAAGAACGCAACCAGTTTTACATAGTTCTGGATCTGCAGTGAATTTAGTTACAACTGTAGACAATAATTTCATAGAACCAGATGATGATTTTGGATTTAATGAATCAATGTCTTTCTTAGATGATCTTAAACAATACAGTACAAGTTTAAATGAAGACATTGATTTATGAAAATGACAAAAAAATTCGATAATTTAAACCAAGTTTTTGATGTTACCAATGATTTGATATCAGAAGAGTCTTCGATTGAAAAAATATCAAGTGATAATGTTAGTAATGCAGAACCAATTTTATCAGACGATATAAAAAAAGATTATGAATATACAAGAGGTAACCTTTATAGTTTGATAGAAAAGGGGCAAGAAGCAATAAATGGTATTCTTGAATTGGCGCAAGAAAGTGAAATGCCAAGAGCATATGAAGTTGCTGGACAATTAATAAAAAATGTTGCAGATGCAACAGATAAATTAATGGAACTTCAAAAAAAATTAAAAGATATTGAAGAAGGTAAACAGTCTGTTAAAGGTCCCACTAATGTCACTAATGCATTATATGTCGGTTCGACTGCAGATTTATTGAAACTGATAAAACAAAAACCTGATGAATAATAAATAAAGAAAGATGTATAAACGCAAGAGGAAGATTGTGTCAACATTAAATGAAGATCATAAAGAAATTGCCGATGGCAAAAAGAAAGATGATGAAGGATACATGGCCAAAGTTGAACTTGATAGTATCGAAAGATCTATCAAAAACTTGAGAAAGGCGATTAAAACGGGTGATACTCAGTTACCTGCTTGGGTTCAATCAAAAATTACCAGAGCAGCAGATTATATTGATACTGCAGCAGAATATCTTCAAAGCGATGAAGGAATTGATGAAGAAACTCAAGTTAGTTTTACTGTAGATCCTAAAGAACTTAGAGCAGATGCAAAGGCAGCGAAGATAAGAGCACTTACCCAAAAAGGATCTACAGAAGGTGAAAGATCGGCAGCACAAAGAAAAACAACGGGACCAACATTAGCAAAAGGATCAATATCAACTGGTGTTATTAATGCAGAGTTTACACCATCTTTAGTTGAAAAAATTCTTGGCGAAGAAAAATGTGGTCAAGGAATGTATTGGTGTAATACTGATAAAGTATGTAAACCTTTGCCAGATGGATTTAAAGTAGATGGTCAAAAGAAAAGACCAACAGAAGTAGGAATTGGTAAAGAAGTTGCTGAAGGAAAAACCTGCAATCACACAAAAAAAGGAAAGATCTGTCCAGTTCATGGTGAAAAAGACTGTTCAATAAAAGAAGAAAAGGATCCAAAAGGTCCCATTAAATCATATAAATCTCCAGAAGAAATTGCCAAAAAGCATGGAGTTTCTGTAGAAGCAATTCAAAAACAACTTAAAATTGGCACTAAAGTAGAAGGTGAACACACTTCAGATAAAACTGCAGCAAGAATTACTGCATTACAACATTTAGATGAAGTTCCTGATTATTATAGCAAACTCAAAAATGTTGAAAAGAAATCTACAAAATCAGAGAGTGTTACTATTGAAGATATATTTGGTAACAAATTTGTAGAATTTATAGATTTAATTAAACCAGAAGCAATTTATCCACAAAAAGAAATAACAGAAGCAACCAGAATTAATGCTAATATTGGCAATTTAATTATGGTAATTTTATCATGGAGAGGACAAAATTATTCATTAAAAGTATTTTTCCCTCAAGCAAAATTACCTTCAAGAAAAGAAATAGAAGAGCAAATACAAAAAATATATCCAACTTCAAGAGTAATTTATTCAAGAGTTGTTTCTGAAGAACCAGGTGAAACATTTTTATATGCTGGGGGAAGTTATGCAAAACCAGGCCCCAATAGAAATTATGTAAAACCAATGGGAGAAGAGGTTGAAATATTAGAAGCAAAAAAGTCTGAGATGAAGTGCAATAAACCAAAAGCAGAAGCACATGGTTCTGGTGAAACTGGAAAATCACATGTCGTTAAAGCATGTGAAGGTGGAAAAGAAAAATTAATTCGATTTGGTCAACTTGGAGTAAAAGGTTCTCCAAAAAAGAAAGGAGAATCTAAGGCATATGCAAGTCGTCGTCATAAATTTCAAACAAGACATGCAAAAAATATAGCAAAAGGTAAAATGTCGGCGGCTTACTGGGCAAACAAAGTAAAGTGGTAAAATGAAAACTTACAAACAATTCATTTCCGAATCTGTAAATATTTCTGGAGATTTTATTACTGTTGCGATTTTGAGTACCAACTCTATTTCTAGAAGTGCTATTAGTTTAACTTGGAATACTGATTGAGGAAATAATTATGTCTAGTGATGTTTATTTGGGCAATCCTCTGCTCAAAAAAGCTAACACTCCGATTGAATTTACGCAAGAACAAATTTTAGAATTTGTTAAATGTAAAGATGATCCTGTTTATTTTGCAAGAAATTATATAAAAATTGTTTCTCTTGATCACGGTCTTGTACCATTTGAAATGTATCCTTTTCAAGAAAAATTAATTAGCAATTTTCACCAAAACAGATTTAATATCTGTAAGATGCCTCGTCAGACAGGTAAATCTACAACTGTTGTTTCTTATTTGCTACATTATGCGGTATTTAATGACAATGTAAATATTGCTATTCTTGCAAACAAAGCTTCAACTGCAAGAGATCTTCTTGGAAGACTTCAACTCGCTTATGAGAACTTACCCAAATGGATGCAACAAGGTATCATATCTTGGAACAGGGGTTCATTAGAATTAGAAAACGGATCCAAAATTTCATCAAACTCAACTTCATCTTCTGCAGTTAGAGGTGGTTCTTATAATGTAATTTTCTTGGACGAATTTGCGTTCATCCCAAATCATATTGCTGATGATTTCTTTGCTTCTGTTTATCCTACAATTTCGTCTGGGCAAAGTACAAAAGTTATTATAGTTTCCACACCACACGGTATGAATCATTTCTACCGCATGTGGCATGATGCAGAGCGTAGTAAAAATGATTATGTTCCAACTGATGTTCATTGGTCAGAAGTTCCTGGAAGAGATGAAGAATGGAAAAGGCAAACAATTGCAAACACATCTGAACAGCAATTCAAAATTGAGTTTGAGTGTGAATTTCTTGGATCCGTTGATACACTCATTGCACCAAGTAAAATAAGAAGTCTCGTATATGAGTCTCCAAGGACCCGGAGCGGCGGTTTAGACGTGTATGAAGACTCTCTAGAAGAACATGATTATGTGATTACTGTGGACGTTGCAAGAGGGGTTGAGAAGGATTATTCTGCATTTATTGTAATTGACATAACAACTTTTCCTCATAAGGTTGTTGCAAAATATAGAAATAATGAAATAAAACACATGCTTTTCCCAAGCATAATACATGAAGTTGCAAGAAACTATAATAATGCTTTTATATTATGTGAAGTAAATGATGTTGGAGATAGTGTTGCAAGTATTTTGCATTATGACTTGGAATATAATAATCTTCTTATGTGTTCAATGCGTGGTCGTGCTGGCCAAATTGTTGGACAAGGTTTTTCTGGAAAGAAAACTCAACTTGGCGTTAAGATGTCAAAAACTGTAAAAAAAGTTGGTTGTTTAAATTTAAAAACTTTAATTGAGGAGAATAAGTTATTATTCATGGATTATGACATCATGAGTGAATTGACAACTTTCATTCAAAAAAATAATTCATTTGAAGCAGAAGAGGGTTGTAATGATGATCTTGCAATGTGTCTTGTAATATATGCATGGTTAGTTGCTCAAGATTATTTTAAAGAACTTACAGATCAAGATGTAAGAAAGAGGTTATATGAAGAGCAAAAAAACCAAATAGAACAAGATATGTCTCCATTTGGTTTTATTGTTGACGGAACAGAAAATTCTAGTTTTGTTGATAATGATGGTGATCGTTGGTTTACTGATGAATATGGTGATAGATCTTTTATGTGGGAATATGTGTAATGGATTTAGATCGTCAACTAAAATTAAGTCATTTATTACTTAATGATAGAGAGTGTAGAATATGTGGAGAGATGAAAAATTTAGTTGAAGATTTTTACAGAACAAGAAAAAATAGAGGGCCAGTCGCATCTTCTTACTCATATGAGTGTAAAGAATGCACAATAAAAAGAATAAGTCAACAAAGAAAGAAAAAAATAGTTCATATTGATGATGAATATCCTGATTGGTAGTGTTCACTCCATGTTTCCCCACTGTAAAGTTCCTTTTTAATAAATATTTTTTAGATAAACTGAGTATTTTCAGGAGAAAAATATGGCAACTCCTCAATTATCTCCAGGAGTAATTACTAGGGAGATTGATCTAACTACAGGAGCTGTTGGAAATGTAACTGGTATTACCGGTGCTTTTGCTGGCCCCTTTCAAAAGGGTCCTGTAGAAGATCCAACTATAATTGGCAGCGAAGCAGATCTTATTAATGTATTTGGTTCTGGAGTTTCTACAGATAGACATTACGAGTATTGGTTAAGTGCATCATCATTTTTATCATATGGTGGTGATTTACTTGTATCTAGATGCGATTCATCAACTCTTAAAAATGCAAGTGTTGGTTTTGGAACAACAGCAAGTTCAGTAAAAATTAAAAACTTTGATGATTATAATTTAAACTACGATGGTGATCCTTCATTAACGTTTTTATACGCAGCAAAAGAACCTGGAACATGGTCAAATAATTTAAAGGTTGCTTTTATTGACGATTATGCAGATTTAACTCTTGGTATTGCAACAGACACATTTAGTGGAATTGGCGCCACCACATCAGTAATAGCAGGAAAAGCAGTCATCAAAGATTTAACTAATGTAGTAGTTCCTGGAATCGGAGTAACTTCTCTATTCAATGGTTATTTAAAAGGAATTATTACCGGCGTTAAGACTAGTACAGATGGAACTAACTCCGAATTATATGTGAAGGTTCTTTCCAAAGTTTCTTACGGTGTAACTTCTTATTCTACTGTATTATCTCCAACCGTTTCTGTTGGATCTACAAGTCCAGATACAAGAATTTATTTAAGTTCGACAACGGGAATAATTGTTGGCGATAAGTTCACCGGCGGAGCATTAACTAGAAATGGAATTACTTCTGTTGGATCAACTTTTATTGACATATCATCAGGTATTGGAGCAACAGTTGTTGCTGGAACATCTGTAACAATTGAAAGATCTTCTTATACACCACCAACTGAAACTCCTGTTACTTACTCTTTAAATAATCCATCCGCATCATTTAATTCTGGAGATACAATACTTGTAAAAAATCCAAATGAAACCACAGCTCAAACTTTATCATTATCATCTTCATTAGATTGGTACAATCAACAATCAATAATATTATCCACTGGAACAGTTTATTGGAACACCATTGCACCAAAACTTCAGACTAATACTTATGTAAGTTCAAGAGGTGGTAGCAATGACTCAATGCACATCGCAATTTTTGATGATACTGGATCAATTACTGGAATTCAAGGAAATTTACTTGAAAAGTGGACTTCTATCTCAAAAGCTTTTGACGCAGTATCTGCGGTGAACTCGCCCTCAAAACTTTATTACAAAAAACTTTTGGCAAATAATTCGGCATATATTTATGCTGGTGGAGATGCATCACAATCTTATGATGCTTTAAATGGAACCAGACCTGCAGCAACTGGATTTTCTACTGGATTTACTCCACTTTCTACTACACTCGGACACTGGGGATTAGAATCTAGGTATACTCATTTTAATGTTATTGGAAACAAAGTTTATAATTTGAGTAATGGATTTGATTATGGAACAGAAATTGGAATGAGTGTTTCTCTTTCTGACTTATCATCTTCTTATGAAATATTTGAAGATACAAACAGATTTGTAATTGATTATTTAATTCAAGGTCCTGGATTGCTTACAGAAGTAGAAACTCAAGCTAAAGCAAATAAATTAATTTCGGTTGCTGAAATAAGAAAAGATTGTATTGCCGTAATCTCTCCCCATAGAGAAAATGTTGTAGATTTGACCAATTCTTCAACTCAAACAGAAAATATAATCAGATTTTTCGATTCAGTTTCTTCGTCTTCCTATGCAGTATTTGATTCTGGATACAAATTGACCTTTGATAGGTTTACTAATGCATTCAGATATATTCCATGCAATGCTGATGTTGCTGGTTTAATGGTTAGAACAACTTTAAACCAATTCCCATGGTATTCTCCTGCTGGACTTCAAAGAGGATCACTCAATAATGCAGTTAGATTAGCATATAATCCAACAAAAGCACAAAGGGATCTTCTTTATTCTGCAAGAGTTAATCCAGTTGTCAATCAACCAGGAAGTGGAATAGTTCTTTTTGGAGACAAGACAGCATTATCTTATACTTCAGCATTTGATAGAATTAATGTTAGAAAATTATTCTTGTTTATTGAGAGATCAGTTGATAGTCTTGCTAAAGCACAGTTATTTGAGTTTAATGACACAATAACAAGATCAACATTTGTAAATCTTGTTGAACCACTCCTCCGCGATATACAAGTTAAGAGAGGTTTATATGATTATTTGGTAAGATGTGATGAAACTAATAATACTCCAGATATTATAGATAATAATGAATTTAGAGCTGATATCTATCTAAAACCAACCAGATCTATTAATTATGTAACTATAACGTTTGTAGCTACCAGAACTGGTGCATCTTTCTCAGAGTATACTGGGTGATTTTACTTAATAAACCATCTAAAAAGGAGATTTAAAAATGTCAGTATCAAGGCAAACAATTACAAATTTCAGAAGTCAGTTATTTGGCGGTGGCGCAAGACCAAACCTCTTTTCAGTTGAATTAACACTTCCAACTGGTGCTAATCAGTCTTTAACCGGAATAGTTACAACTCCAGCTAATTTCAGTGAAAGACTTAGTTTTCTCTGTAAAGCAGCTGCTTTACCAGCATCAAATATCTCACCAATTGAAGTTCCATTTAGAGGAAGAACATTAAAAGTTGCTGGTGATAGAACGTTTGATACTTGGACTATTACAGTCATAAACGACTCTGATTTTTATCTGAGAACCATTTTTGAACAGTGGATGGGATCGATAGGACAACATCAAACTCATGGCGGATTTCAAAATCCCGCTGCTTATCAATCAAATGCAACTGTCAAACATTTGGGAAGACAACCCCAAGGCGTTGGACCAGCAAGCGGACTTGGTACAGTTACCGATGAAACAGTTATTGCAACCTATAGTTTTGAAGGAATTTTTCCAACTAACGTTGCACAAATTGATCTTTCGTATGATACAACTGACACTATTGAAGAATTTACAGTTGAGTTTCAAGTGAATTACTGGAGTCGTGGACTAGAACTCTTGACGTAATAAATATTATTGTTCCATTAAATTAATTATGACTAAATTATTTGGTTTTTCTATTGATGATTCTTCAAACGAATCGTCAAAAACTACACTATCTCCAGTTCCACCTAATACTGATGGTGGTTCTGAATTTTATTTGAGTAGTGGATTTTTTGGATCATATGTAGATATTGAAGGTGTATATAGAACAGAGTTTGACTTAATAAAAAGATATCGTGAAATGGCACTGCACCCAGAGTGTGACAGTGCCATTGAAGATATTGTAAACGAAGCAATTGTATCAGACACTAATGATACACCTGTTGAAATAGAATTATCAAATTTAAATGTAAGTGACGGAATTAAGAAAAAGATAAGAGAAGAATTTAGATATATTTTAGAACTCTTAGATTTTGATAAAAAAGCTCATGAGATATACAGAAATTGGTATATAGACGGAAGACTTTTCTATCATAAAGTAATAGATTTAAAAAAACCTGAAGAGGGTATCAAAGAACTTCGCTACATTGATGCTCTTAAAATTAGATATGTAAGAAAGCAAAGAAAACCTAAAGATAATATTAGATTATCCAACATAAACTCAAATAATCCAATGGATTATGAGTTTCCCGTAATTGATGAATATTTTGTATACAATCCAAAAATGACATATCCAACCAATAATCCATCCTCTTTGGGTGGTGAGGCTGGAATAAAAATTGCCAGGGACGCAATAACATACTGCACATCTGGACTTGTAGACAGAAACAAAGGATCAACACTTTCATACTTACACAAGTCAATTAAAGCACTCAATCAACTTCGTATGATTGAAGATAGTCTCGTTATCTATAGATTATCTCGTGCTCCAGAACGTCGTATTTTTTATATTGATGTTGGAAATCTTCCAAAGGTAAAAGCAGAACAGTATTTACGTGATGTAATGATGCGTTATCGTAATAAATTAGTTTACGATGCAAGCACTGGTGAAATTCGTGATGATAAAAAGTTCATGAGTATGCTTGAAGATTTCTGGCTTCCTCGCCGTGAAGGTGGTAGAGGTACAGAAATTACTACTCTTCCTGGTGGTCAAAATCTTGGAGAGATTACTGATATTAAGTATTTCCAAGAAAAATTATATCGAGCATTAAATGTCCCTACAACAAGAATTGGTGGAGAAGGTGGATTTAATCTTGGTCGTTCATCTGAAATTTTAAGAGATGAATTAAAATTTACAAAATTTGTTGGACGTTTAAGAAAAAGATTTTCGCATATGTTTAATGATATGCTTAAGACTCAACTTATTCTTAAGAATATTATTACACCAGAAGATTGGAAGTATATGGAAGATCATATTCAATATGATTTCTTATATGATAATCATTTCTCAGAGTTAAAAGAAGCCGAACTCTTAACAGAAAGACTGAATTTAGTTGCTACTGCAGAACCATATGTTGGAAAATATTTCTCACAAGATTATATTCGTCGTAAAATTTTAAGACAAACAGATGTTGAAATTATTGAGCAAGATAAAATAATCAAAAAAGAAATTGAATCTGGATTAATACCAGATCCAAATGCACCAACTGATCCAGAAACTGGACTTCCAATGGATCAAGGTGCTGCTGGCATGGATCTCGGACAGCCTATGACAGAACCCGATTTAGAAACTAATGCTAAATCGGTAGAAATTCCAAAAGGTGGTGAGATATAAATAATCCAGACTATTCATTGATTTAAAATGGACGAATTATTAGATATGCTTGCTTCTGACGAATCACCTTCTCAGATAAGTGACAAGATTAAAGATATGCTATTTGCAAAGTCAGCAGAAAAAATAGATGCTTTTAGACCAATAGTTGCATTAAACATGTTTGGTGAAAACGACGAAGAATAAATAGTTATTAATTTATTATAAAAAAATGCAAAGAACAAAAATATTTGAATCAGAAATTGCTGTACCAACAACTGCTGGTGCAGCTTCAAGTATTAGTCAGGCAACTTGTGTGAGACTATATAATGGAGCTGCTGGTGTTGCAACTGTAAGTATTTCTACATCTGTCGGAGCAGCAACAACATTGTCATTCACAATGCCCCAAAATACTGTTGAATTTCTTGAAAAATTACCAACAGATGTTATTTTTGCATCTTCCAACCTTGTTAAAGCTTCCAAAGTAGGATT